AAAAGCATGATCCTTTGATCTTTCTGCAGCTACTGATCGTCTGCCGGCTAGAATTACTGCTCAGTTGATTGAGTCTCTTATTGGTATTCCAGGCTTATCAAAAGCCTGACTATCAATAATGACTGCTCGAGGGTTTTCCTTCAATTTAGGTTCGGCAAAATCCTGTACTACTTCTCTTTACGAGGAGACAGACGGGAAACCGATATTCTATTCTGTTGGACAACCCATGGGAGCATTATCTTCTTGAGCTGGCCTTGCAGTGACACACCATTTCTTAGTCCAATACTGTTGATTACAGTTAGGTAAAAGGGGATGATGTGAACACTACGAGGTACTAGGTGATGATATAGTTATTTTTAACGAAGAACTAGCAACAGAATACTTAGCTCTTTGTACAGGTTTAGGTATGGAGATTAACTTATCCAAATCTATCTCTGCGAAAGATCGTCAAGTGTTTTAGTTTGCTAAAAGAACCGTTATAAATGGGATCAATGTATCACCGATTTCATTTAAACAGTTACTAAGCCAGTCTGCCTTGGGTTCACGGGTTGCAGATGCATTCCGTTGACTCCAAGAAGGGTTGATTACTAATTTGTTTCAGTTGAACACCGTGCTTTCCAAGCATGGGACTTCACGCCTAGAGCAGAAAGCTCTAGGTATGGAATCTGTGACATTACTAGGTCTATTAGCCAATAAAGGCATGATAGAGCATAGAATGGTAATACGCGCTCTAGTCAAACCCAAAGGGGTTATCGACTGAAGTAGGGAAGAATTAAATCTCCCTATCAGAGCGTTATTACTACAGATTCTTAATCTTTTCTCAGGGAAAGCTGATTTGAGTTTCCCTTTTACAAGGGAAGACTCATGGGCAATATCCGAAGAAATCGAAAGACTTTTAGTCTTCTCAATTCTAAGGTCTTGCCACCGAATGGTGGTGAGGTCATTAGATTTAGTGACGAAGTTGCGTAACTCCGGGTATTCTCTTGTTACTAATCCTTCAAAAGATGCTGATTGAAATAAACAGCTCTTGGATTGATGACAAGGGAACGTTCAACCGTCTTTAGGGCCTGGTTCTGGTCGATTCATGAAAGGGCCACCTGCTACAATGGCAGATGCCTCTCTTGTCTCGGTTAAACTAGTTTTAGAAAATTACCTAAACTTTGAGCAATCCTTTCAAACGAAAGAAGATCACGCAATGTTTGGTGTTTCTCTAAAAAATGCCTTAAAGCTTCACGATTGGACCATTGCCCATGTAACTAATTTGGATTTGGA